TCTGTGCACAGCATCAAAGGGATCGGCGACTTATGCTCTTACGCTAGGACAATGGTGCGTAGACATAAAGTAAAATTACTTGTTATCGATTACTTACAACTGATTCCATTCGATGCTAGTAAACAATCTAAGAATGATGCAATCGCAGCGATCAGTCATAAGATAAAGCAACTTGCACTTGAGCTGAACGTAGGTATTCTTCTACTTAGCCAAGTCAACAGAGAGGGAGCACGCCGAGAAGGTGGTCTAGCTATTTACGACTTAAAAGATTCCGGCGATATTGAGAACGATGCAGATGTTATTATCCTTATGTGGGCAGAAAAAGATGACATTGAGATGTCCAAAGATGTTGACGGAATCGGTCCGTTCATTAGTATGACTTACAATATAGCTAAGAATAGAGAAGGTGAACGAGACGTTAAAGGCAGATTTAAATTTTATCATACTCGTGGTATCTTCGTATGATTTGGTATAGGTAGTCCAGCTATTAAGACGCTGGTGGGGTTTCTCTATTTTCCCTTTATAGCCACCTATACCTTTTACTTTATGAAAGCAAAAGAAAGAGCAGTCGCAAGAGGACTCGAAAAACTCTACCCCCAACTAGGACCTTTGGTTGAGCCAGAGGATCAGTTTAGTTCATTCGACTTTGAATGCGATAAGTACATAATTGAAGTGAAGTGCAGATCAAAGGTTTGGGATCCGTGGTTTATTCAAAAGATTAAGTACGACTCCAATATGGAGATAGCTAAATCAAAAGATAAGAGCTTCGTATTCTTGACAGAAGTAAACAAAACTGTTTATCTTTATAACATCAGCAAATTAACAAAAGAAGGGAGACAATTTAAATGGACTACGAAACTATTACCGAACTCAACAGAGTTCAACAAGAGCGGCAAAGAAGAGAAACTTGTCAGCTACCTCTACGTAAGAGAAGCTTTATTAATACACCTATGAAACGATTAAAAATATTCACAGTCGATGAGTACTACCTCATCCCCTCCTTGTTCTTTGAAACATTTAAAGTCAACGGACATAGAACCACTTGGGTCTCACTAGGATTCTGGAACAAAACAATCAGTATTTATTTCGGTAATGAAAGCTGAGAACTTAGAGCGGTTACAAACTAGGATTGAAATGATCCGTATGGAATCACGTCAAATCTCTTATAGAATAGAAGCTCTTGAGGAACGCCGAAAAGAACTTCAAGAACAAAAGAAGCAACTTAAATCTTTACTATCTTCTTAACGGGTATTAATGTTAACTGATTAACCCTCACTGTTTTGTTAATTTTCCAGTGAGGGTTTTTTTATCTCTGAAAGAAGTTCTTGAACTGCTCTGACTCAAGTAATAACTTACGAGTCTTTTCGTTCAAGTTACCTATTTGCTCTTGTCTAATTAAATACAACTCAACTTGAGCCGGCGGTAAACTCTTCATCTTATTAGCAAAGAACTCCGCTCTTCGTGCTGGGCTAAGTTTTTTTATCTTGCGATCAATGGAAGTAATTCCAGCAATCTGATCAGCGAGCTTAGTGTCAAAGCTTCTTAAAACGTCAGCGGTTACGTCCGGATTGTTTTTGATTTGGTCAAGCAAAACACTTCTCTTTTCTGGTAGGGTCTTAGCTTCATTGAATCTCTTTAGCAATATCCTTGTAGTCCTCTCCCTTACTGCACGCTCAGTTCCTTCTTGTTTACTTAAGTTCTCTAGTTCAGCCCTATCTCCAGTTCTTCTTTCAAACACTTCAGCGTAAGACTTACCATAAAATCTACGTAAGATTGGGATGTCATTAATATCTACCTTTTCTCCGTTGTACATCTTAGCAGTAACATTGAACAATCTTTTCACTGTCGCACCCGGACCACCAATAAAATGCTGATATAAGTACAGAAGATCTTCTGGGCTTACCTTATCTGAATACGGCAATTTAGTATCTTTAATTTGATCTGCTAGAACCATAGCGAACTCTCCTCCGAACGTATCAGCGGTGTGATCATAAACTCTTTCGTGGGCGGCAACAATCGGTGTCTCTAACCAAAATGGTCTAATGTCTCTACCTATCCCATCTTTATTAGTAGTTAGTTCATTCAATGGGCGTAAGATAGGTGTTGGGAATATTGATCCACCCGATGGATTGTAAGCATTAGCGAATGCTTCACCTAATTCATACGCCATCTCTGCCGCTTTGTCAGCATTTATTTCACCGGGTTCAGTCATCATCACTACACCCCTTTCAGCTAACATCTTGAACGGAACCATTGAGTACCCAATAGGGAGAGTTATGTATTTAATATCCCCATTTTCATCTTTACCAGTAACAAGCGTTATATGTTTATCAAGTGTCCATTTTGGAATCTTCTCTCTGTATTGAGGGTCTTCGTTTACGTTATGCCTATGTACGATATAAGCGGTTGCGGTTAATCCACTCATAACAGAGGCAGCAATCTTTTTGTTCTTCATACTTCTTAAAAAGTTCTTAGAACCTTGAATAGCTGGATTTGAGAATAAGTACAAAGCTCTTAGTGTATCCCCTTCAGTTCCCTTCAGCTTAGGGTCAAAGGAACTATTACGAGCGGCAAACGCAGCTTGATCTTTACTAACTCCTTTTTGCCTAAGTCTTTTATAAGTTCCGAATCTAGTAGCATCTTCAAAGATTGCATTAGATTTATTAACGAATCGAATAAACTGTTTAAACTTACGCCTAGTAGGAGAACTTAGTTCTTTGCCTAAATCCCTTAATGCTTTTTCAACATCACGAGTTGTCTCTAACGCAAGTCCGCCGGTACTAGCTCCAGAATCTAAGAACTCATTGTACAACCTATGCTCGGCTTCTTCTTTGGCATTCTTTGCTGGTTTATTAAAAAGAACTCTGCGTGCTATCTGAACATCTTTACCGGCACTAAACGGATTGAGCAATCCAATAGCTTCAGTTCCTTTCATAGCCCTCATAGCATTTACGAAAGATTCAGATCTATCACGGAATAAATTAGGTATTTGGAACTCTGGATTGAAAGTAGTATAAGTACCTCCAATAAATCTGTTGTACTGTAATGCAAGTTTAAGAAAAGTACTTAATTCTTTTTGCGAGAACCCTTTGTAAACAGCAGCTATTTTAGGATCATCGAACGTTACGTAAACTTTATCGCCACCTTCAAAAACGGTTAATGCAGCCTTGCTATCATCATCTCCTTTAAGAGCTTTTTTAACCTTAATTCCGTACTGTTTAGCTTCAACCGGATTCTCTCTAAGTAGTTTTACAAAAGCTTGGTTAGCTTTGTTAACCTCAGCTCGGCGAATAGCACCGGATAACGCATCGGCTATATTCTGCTGAATGTTAGATACTTCACGTGCGGACCCTTTTGCTTTTTTTATTCCAGTAGTTAGTACTTCATTTCTAACGTTACTTGCTTTTAGAACTCTAGCAATATCACCGATGTCATCATCGTCCATTATTCGGTTCAGTGGAACGTAATCTGGGTACTTCTTTCTGAGTATGTCAGCTTCTTTTGCTGAGATCAATCCACCGTCCTCAAGAGTATTGAGTATCCTCTTGGACATATCTCTTCTGCTATCGATGACAGTCTTGAATGTTTTGTCCAATCCAGCTCTTTCAAATTCATTAATGATTGATTTAGCTTTACTTGTTTCGATCCCAGCTGCTCCCTCTTTTCCGTAAGCTCTTTCAATTACGTCATCAGTTCCTTCTGCGTATCTGAATTTATTCTCTGCATTGTATCGAATAGCGTGCTTTGCGTACAAATAATTATCCACCATCTTTGAGGCTTGGAGTGGTGTCATATTTAGCTCGTCAGCTTTGTTTACGATAAAGGCGGTATCCAGAACAAATTCTTCTTGAATGCGTTGATTGCCTTGTTCTATCTGACCTTCTGCTAATCTTCTTTTTAAGTAGTAATCTACTTCATCTCTGCTTACCGCCAACTTACCATCTTTAGTTCTGATCTGCCCACCGGCGGAAATATCTTGTAACAAGCGTGCTCTTATAAATTGATCATCGAACTTCTCTCTTATACCAATACCAAATTCTTCGTATCGTTTACCTATCTCATCACTGAACTCCTTTGCGGTCTTTTCAGTTCCATCAACAAGTATCTTAGCATCCGGATCACCTCTGCGAAAAGCGGCAGTTAAATCATCTATCCTACGACCACCGAACTTTGAGTAAGCATCGTCAAAAGCTTTGCCAGTAATCCCTAGTCCACCGCCAAGGATAGCCCCAGTCATACCAGCTTTTAATAAATCATCTTGAGTAGGAAGTTCTCCTTTGTTGACGATTGACTCAACGACTTCAGCACCTCCAGAAATACCAGCACCAGCAGCTGCGTTAGCTCCGAATGTTTTTACGAACGTTTTACCTTTACCAATTACTGGAACTAAATTAATCAGTGAATCGGCGAGGACTTGACCTTGATCAATCTCTAGATCTGGGTTCATCATCTTCTGTCTAGTCCTTGACCCAAGTGCTCCAGCACCTAAGCCGAATCCAACATAACCAAGCAATGCTCCCACTCCAGCACCGATTGTTGTTCCGACTACTGGTACAACTGATCCAATCGCAGCACCGGCTGTGGCACCGATAGGGATACCAGCTGATCTACCAACTTCACTAATAGCGATGTCAGCTGCGAATGCTGCTCCACCTTTTGCAACGTCACTTAATTCAATACCGAGGTCTACTTGATCTCGGTACTCTGGGTATTTGCTGATAACTTTTTGAGTTAATTCCTTGTCATCAATATCTGCGTACTCTGGATACTTTTCTTTTATCCTAGCAGCAAACTCACTTGCTGTTAATTTGTCAGACATTATAAGATATTTAATGTATCAGTAACCGCTGTACCAGAACCATCAGCTAACATAACATCGGAGCCGGACCCATCTAGTTTAAGAGCTTTTAATGTCTCCTCAATGCTGCTAACCTTATCAAGGTTTTCTAAACCTAGTGCTCTTCTAATTAAGTCATCTCTTAAGGAAGCTAATCTAGGCTGGTCAGCGATCAACTTATCGACAAGATCTACTGCTTTGCTGTACTTGTCCTTTGTGGGTAAAGCTTGTCTCTCTCTTGCATCGATCAATGCTTGTGACTCAGCCTCTTCTCTCTTGAACTCAGCCTCCATCAAATCAGCCATTGCTTTTACTGAACTTCCTTTAGCTCCTTTATCTCTAGCGAGTTGCATAAAGTCTATGCCGGCTGCACTAGTTGCGGCATCTCCTCCGATAATTCCAGCTTCAACAAGTTCTTTGAACCCCGGAGATTTAGCTAACTTCATTAGTCTTTTTAACTCGGATTCTTCTCTCATCTTAGCGGCTTCTCTTTCGTAAGACGCTCTGTCAGCTTCTCTTCGTGCGTCATCTGCATAAGACTGATAGTACCTTGCTGCTGCATCGAGTCTTTTATCTTCCGGTAGTGTGCGTAAATATTCCGACATAATTTCAATCGGAGCTTTAGGTCTTTCTGTTGTACCAGAATCAGTGGTAGTTGTAGTACCAGAACCAGTGTCTCCATCTCCACTTAATCCGGCTCCAACGGTGGCTCCACCGGCAAATACTCCACCGGCAATTAGTGCTTTCTGAGCGTCTGTTAATCCTTTAGTTACATCAGTTACCTCAGCATCAATTAGTTTAGGACTTTTAGTTCCACCCCCTCTTACTGCTGTTGAAACTGTAGTCGATCCTTTTCCTAAAACTGGTAAATCATCCGCTTTTGTTACAACTGGTACAGCATCATCCACTTTTGTTACAGCACCGGAGCGTCCTACGACTGGCAACCCAGAAGTTGTTTTTACCGGCTTGTCAAAACCTCTTACGACTGATAAGAAGTCATCCGCCATACCCGGTGCTCTTGTTCCCAGTGCACTAGTTGTACCTCTTCCGGACATCAGTGATAAAAGGTTGATTGGATTCGCCATTTGTTCTAATAATGTAGGCTGAGGGAATCCTTCTGGCGTTGGGGTTTCGTCAGAACCTTCAGTTCCAAAAAGAAGATCAGCTACACTACGCCCCTCCATCGGGTCCGTTAAGTTAGCTTGTGGTAAGGTTATCGGAGGTTGAGATGCTTTTATCTCTTGTTCTTCCAAAAATCTTTGAGTATCAAATAAGCTCATAGTGGTATTATATCATAAGGTTCAAGTGCTAAGAGTAAGTTGTAAAGTTAAGTCCAGTAATAGATGCTTCAACAACGTCACTAGGGAATATCCCACTGGAGTCGTCTAGAGTGTTATTTTCTACTTTTATGAGAGGAATGCCATCTACCTCAACATTTGACAAAACATCATTGGAATCATTTGTTTTGTACAAGGAGTACAGTGCGACAAATTTACGAGCACTACCAGTTCCACTAGTATTGGTTGCATTAACTTGTGCACGTGCTTCAAGAAATCTTTCAAACCCGAACCCAGTGACAATATCGCCACTGTCATCTAAGAAGTAAATAAGGTTATTCCTATTCAAAGAACCAGTAAAAGTACTGCAACTAGCACTTCCAACGAATACACCGGGATTGGTTATTGAATTACTTTCACTGGTGGTAGCAGCTTCAGTTACAGTATTTGCTCTTTCTTTTCCGATAGTAGGTAAAGTGGGAAACGAAACATTTTCTTGACCTAGATCAAGTGCATTATAACTAGCACTTCCAGAGGCATTAGTAAAGCTCCAATAAATTTCAGCAGCTTGAGACCTAGTTATTGGCTTATATACATAATCTCCGCTACCGGGGGTTACTGCACTTGCGTCTTGACTGCTACCAGCGGTAAAAAAACTAGGTGTTATATATCTAGGGGTTACGTTTCCAAGTACTCC